ATGTGCCAGATGTTGTGACAGTTCCAGCAACTATATCCTTATATAACATATCCAATTGATCGCCAAATGTAGCATAGGTAGTTGATCCATTGGTCGTTCTATCAGTTTTGTACTTAACAGCAGCAGCTTCAGTATTTAAAGTAGTTCTTGCTGCATCTATTTTACTCTGGTCAAGAGAAACAGAATTACCGCTTGCATCAAAAGCACCTGCTGAATCATCAATACAAACTACTGTTCCAGCGTATGCTTTGTAAATTGCTTCGTGATCTAAGGCCATAGTCAGTTTTTAATTAAATTATACACGGAAGTAATCATGCTGACACCTCCATAACTGTAATATGACTAGCAGTTCTATGATAATTCGAAATATCTGAATCATTAACTGTTTTATTTAATTGAAAACCATTACCATCGGGAGCGACAGCTCGTACTTTATATGTAACTGAACTTGTCGTGTTAGGACTATCTAAAAAATTAATAGTTGCTGATTTCATATTTCCACCACCACCACTTGCTTCACTTCCACCTGAAACTCTTAGCCTATTGCCAGCAGTATCGCCTAATGCTATATCTGTAGAATCCCTTCTAAGGCGAAATTGTACCCTTGAACCACCCGAACCGCCAGATGAATATTGAACACAAACCATTATAAAAATTTTACTTGTATTTGAGGTAGGTGTAATATCAACAGAAAGTCCTGTTATATCAGAAAAACTTGTGGTACTACCAAGCGTAAAAGTATTAGATTTAGTTGTATGTTTTACTTGAACAATACCTCCGCCTCCACCTGTTGGTACTCCTGAGATTGGTATTATGCTGTTAACTTTTAATTGACTCATTTTTTTATAAACTTAGATTAATTATATACATACTTATACTACTGTCCATGTCTCTCCAGCACCAACTGTCACAGTAACACCAGCATTAATTGTTACTGGGCCAAAAGAACCTGCATTTTTGCCGTTTGTAATTGCGTAATCTGTTGTAATGCTTTGTGAGTTCTCCCAAAAAATTGCATCATTCCCACCACCTACAGCCCCACCTCCAGCAGCAGCCCAGCTTAAATTTCCATTTGTATCAGAAACTAAAGCATATCCAGAGACAGAAGCATCAGCGGCAGGGAGTGTCCATACTTGATTCGATGAGACAGTTGCAGGTGCTTTAAAACCTACATAATTAGAACTGTCATTATCTGCAAATCTAAGATCATTTTGTGCTTGCAATGTAAGACCATTAGCATCAAATAACATTTGTTCAGTTCCTGACGAACTAAAGCCCATCACGTTTGCTGATTTTCTAAATAAACCTAAATCTGTATCTGTATCAAAAGAAAAAGCAGGGGCAGCAGCATTTGAGCCATCATGTCCTAGCAATGCTCCTGTCATTGTTCCACCTGCTGCTGGAATTAAACCTAAATTTGCTGTATTTATATTTCCAATTTCAGTAAAACCATTATTGCTTGAATTTCTTATTTTTAGAATATTTGTAGTGGTATTTAAAAAAGGCATACCAGCTACGCATTGGCTTGCAGCAAGATCTGTTGATTTAGAATTACTTGATTGAATTGCAGCAAAAACTGCATTTAAATCTATACGGACGTTTGCTCCTGAGTTATTTTCAATAGTGTAGTTTGTTACGTCAGCCACAGTTAAATACTATTTACCTCCATGTTACCCTCCTTTGCCAAAACCAGTAGCACTATAGGTAAAATTCTTACTTATACTAGCATTGCTTGAGTTTTTAAAATGAACAGTAAAGCCTGTCCCTGATATATTACTTAATTCAAAATAATCCCCTGTTGCCATATTTTGTGGAAAAATTCCAACAGATGGTAAAAAACTATTAGCATTACCAAGTCCTGATGTTCCTGTGAAAAAGGGGGCTATAAATGACACCGCTTTAGCACCTGATCCTGATGATATGAGTGAAGATTGCTCTGTTCTAGACAACATAGTTGCAGAATAACCTGCCTGTTGTAAATTCATATTTTGTGCAGTATCTGCGGTTTCTAAAGTAATTCTAAATTGAAAAGCTCTAGCTCTAAAAGTTCCATTTGCAAAATCATTAAATAATCCATAATTTGGAGATCCGCTTGGATCATCAGTTGTTGTCCGTACAGCTATTTTTGCATTTGCATCATTTGCTTCTGTTCCATCAAAATCTGTCCATGTATCAATAAAATCTGTTCTATTATCAAATTGATCTCCTGTATAAAAACCTGTGCCTTGAAAATGTCTTTTTAAGACAAGCGAAAAAGTACCACCTAAATCAAGAGTATCTACAAAGTCATATGTCCCAGAAGCATTTGCTGTTGGATCTATAAGCTTTAAGCCACCAAGAGTTGAGTCATATACTACATTTGACTTAGTTCCATTGTATGGAGTTCCATCGGTATCTTCCCTGTCTGTTTTAACTAATGCTGAGTCAGAAATATTTGGTAGAGTTAGTTCTACTTTTGCTGCTGTAGCACTAAAACGTAAGCCATCGTCTTGAAATTTAAGAAGATAAGTTCCTGTCAAAGCAGGGCAAATTACCTCAGATGAATTACCTGCAACTGCTTGTATAATATCTTGTGCAGTTTCAAAAGTAGCATTATTTCCTGTTTGATTTGTATGCCTTACATAAACACGACCACCATGTAAAACATCAACAGCAGTACTTTGATTAAATCTTAATCTTATAAATTGTTCTGTAATTGGTTCTACAGTTAAGTTAGTAACATTATCAGGGATAGCTGTTTTACCTTCAGCAGTAAATATTTTACTTGTTGAATTTGCAGATAATTCTAATAATGCATTATAAGAAGATACTTGTACCTCATAAGTTCCTTTCTGTGTATCTAATATTTCAAAATCAGGAGAATAAGTTTCTGCTGATACATAGTTACCATTTTCAAATTTATAATTTACTAAATATTTAGAAACGCCTTGTACAGGCTGCCAACTAATGATTACTTTACTCCTAGCAATATTATTTATAACTACTGTTGTCTCTTCAACAACAATGTTGCCTGGTGGATCTTTTAGTTCTGTTAATAAAGAAACATTTCTAGTTGGTAATGGTGTGCCATCCTCAATAAAAGCATACTTGCCTGGAACATATGATAATGCTGATATTTGATAAGTTACATCATCTTGTTCTTCAACAGTTATTACTTTAAACAGTTGTGTTTCCAAGCTTGTACTAGTTAGTAAATAAATGGTATTTACATTTGGGGTTTCAGTAAAAGCGTGGCTGACATTTACCTCATTACCGCTTGTATAGGAAGAAATATTTCTTTCCTCAACTTTACCTGAGGGTAAAATTACACTTATTTTTGGATTATCACTTATATCAGGTAAACTTGTACTACTAAATGAATCTATAGTGATCTTTGTTGTAGTAGCAGCAAGCACACGGCCACCTCTTCTTGCCCCTGCACGAACAGGATCATTAACAGCAATAACACTTCCGGGTCTTACTATTGCTCCTGAGTCTATAGAAGTTGTAAATGAAATGACCTCCGACTCTCTTTGTTCAGAGAAAAGAATACTGCGTCCAAGACGAGCAGCTTGATTGCGACTAGTGCAACCGAATGCTTTTACATTTTTAATCGAAACTCCAAACTTACTTATAGCTGTGCTGTCTTCTACAACCTCGTAATCTACCTCACGAGAATCCATATTAAAATAGCTTACTTTCACAACAGAGTGTCTTTGCTTTAAACTACTACCTGTGTAATTAAAACCTACTGAAGAAATGTTGGCGAGATTAAATAAATAACTTGCATCTAAAGGTTTATCTTGTGTAATTGTTATTGCACCTGCCGTCCATATAGGCATACATTTCATTACTGATGACAAATCATTAATTACATCAAAAGCCTCACTTTCTTTTTGTATATTTACATTACAACTAAATCTAGCTTCTTTCGTACCTGCACCTGTCCCATCATCAACTAATTCATTAGCATATTTACTAGCTGCTACAAAACTAAATAAATCTAAATTACTATCTGTGATATGAGAACCAAGACCATATCTTGAATTTGTTAAAAGATCGAGCAGTATCATCGCAGGGCAGTTTGTATAAACAGCAGCACCCATAACACCATTAAAAATATATCCACTTGGGTAGACTATTCTTCCTGTTGCATTATCGATACTTGGAGTACCAGAACTAGAGGCACCAGCCCCCGGTATTCTTACTTTTATTCCTCTAATCCTATACATCCTCTGCGGTATAGAACTAAATTTTTGCGAATCAAGTCTTAGGTGCGTATATGCACTATTTAAATAAGGAGATTTATTATCAATAATTTCTGAAATACTTGT